AAGCAGACATTGAGAGCCTAGTTGAACAGACCCTGAGAAAGCGAGAGCAGGAAAGTGTTGCTAAAAATAACATTGCTCTAGTTGAATCGGAACTTGCACAAGCCTACGGAACAGAAGCAGCAGCTGCCGTGCAGCAGAAAGCTAATGAACTAGGGCTACCGATGGCAGAGTTACAAGGTATGGCTGCAAAGTCACCAGCTGCGTTTATGCAGTTGATGGGTAAGTCAGCACCTCGTTCTAATCCATTAGTGCAGGGGAGCATTCGTACTGAGGGTTCTACAATGCAAGCATCCTCTGAGAAGGACTTTGGTTATTACCAAAAACTTCGCAGGGAAAACTCGACAGAGTACTATAAACCGTCTACTCAGCGACAAATGATGGCAGATGCCGAACGTCTGGGTGACAGATTCTATTGATAAAGGAAGAGAACAATGGCTGGTAATACAGTAGCTACTCTCGCATTAGCCAAACGTGCAGAAGTTTGGGGTGCAGAGCTTAAGGAAATCTTGCGGGATGAACTGCAAGGCATGAAATACGTTAACTGGTTGAATGATTTCCCAGATGGTGATACATTCAAAATCCCATCTTTGGGTGATGCAACCATTAACGACTACACTGAAGATGCTGCGGTCACATATGACCCAATTGATGATGCACAGTTTACGTTCACCATCACTGAGTACCTTCAGGCTGGTAACTACATCACTAACAAAGCGATGCAGGATGTTTACTACTCAAACCAAATCATGTCACAGTTCGTGCCTCTGCAAGAACGTGCTTTGATGGAACGTCTTGAGACAGACATCATGGCTTTGGGTGGTCAGCAAACACTAGATAATGGTAACGCAATCAATGGCGTTGACCACCGTATGCTGGGTTCCGGTACAGGTAACAAGATTGCCGTTGAAGACTTTGCTAAGGCACTCCGTGCTTTGAAAACTGGTAAAGTACCACAGCGCAACCTCGTTGCTATCGTTGATCCGTCTGTTGAATTTGAGATGAACACATTGTCTCAGTTGACAAACGTATCTAACAACCCACGTTGGGAAGGTATTGTTCGTGATGGTATCGCAACTGGCATGTCCTTTGTTGCTAACATCTACGGCTTTGATGTATATACATCGAACTACCTGAAAACAGAAACTGCTGAAACTATCGGTGGTACAACTGTTAACAACGCAATCACCAACATGTTCTTCTCTGCGGATCAGACAGTGTTGCCTTTCGTAGGTGCATGGCGTCAGATGCCAAACGTGGACACAGAGTACAACAAAGATTACCAGCGTACAGAGTTTGTAACTACTGCACGTTATGGTATGAAATTGTACCGTCCAGAGAACTTGGTTACAGTTATGACTGCGCCGTTGGCGTAACATAATTACAAGGGGAGGGGAGAAATCTCCTCCTCTTACTTTTTATACTTGACAACTATTTTACTTGTGTGTATAATAGTCTTAACAAGTCCCCCCGGTAAGGATAACATAACATGGCTAACGTAGAACATTCATCATTAACAGGTAGTGCATTACACGAACCTAAGGGTGTAGCCACAGCCAACAGTGGTGAAGCATACGTTGCTAACGGTTCTGGTAGTGGGGTATGGCAACCTATTCACCGTCACCTTGGTGTAGCTACTTCATTCTCTTCTACTTCTCCGTTTGCCTACACTCTTGATACAGACATTGTTGAAAAGTTTCTATCCTTTCCAGTAGACTCTTCGCATGTAACAGGTTTTACTGTAGTAACTTCTCCTAATTTACGATTTCGTTACGATGACCCTACAGAAGTAACATCTTTGATTAACCTCACAATGTCATCTTCACAGGAATCCGGTAGTTCAAAAGATGTAGAGTGGGCTTTGTTTAAGAACGGTACGGAGATTGGCGGATCAAGGGCTATCCGTTCTATTTCTTCGGGTGCTTGGGGTTCTATCTCTGTTACTGCTGTTATCTCGTTAGCTCAAAATGACTACATTGAAATTAAAACTAAAGCGAATGCTGACAATGTTGACGTAAACTATGCCAACATCTACGTCTCTATTATTGGAATGAGTGCATAACATGAAGATGACTCTCCTCGAAATGGTTCAGAACATCTTATCCGATATGGATTCGGAGGAGATCAACAGTATTTCTGATTCAAATGAAGCTGAACAGATTGCTAAAGTAATTGAGAATACTTACTTCAATCTTATCTCTACTCGAATAATCCCTGAACATGCTCAGACAATCAAACTAACTTCTTTCTCTAGTTTAGTTAGACCCACTCACTTTACCTTACCAACTCGTGTAAAGAAAATTGAGTTTTTAGACTATAACGTATCTGAGGAAGTTGGAGGTGTAAACTACAAACGTCTTACTTACCTGACACCTGATGAGTTCTTTAGTGTTTCAGACAATCGTAACAGTTTGGCCTCTAACGTAGTTCAAGTTAACGATGTACAGTCAGACAGTATCTTGCTTATTCGTAAAGATGTCATGCCTGAATACTACACCTCGTTTGATGACGAGACAGTAGTTCTTGACTCGTACAAAGCATCTGTGGACAGCACACTAACTTCAGCTAAGACACGAGCATATGGTATTAAGTACCCAACCTTTGACTCGTTTACTGATACGTTTACACCTGACATTGATGATGTAATGTTCCCCTACCTTCTAGCTGAAGCTAAGTCTACAGCAATGTCCTTATTTAAATCAGGTGCTGATCCTAAGATCGAGCAGTCTGCTAGGCGTCAGAAAGTTTACGTCCAGAATGATTTACATAGATTGAATGTAGGAAGGCCAAAGAACAACTATGGTAGACATTAGTTTAATCAAAAGTGAAGACGGTCAACAAGTAAAAGTAGTAAGTGACAAAACTGAGAAACCTCTAGTAGTTTACAAACCGCAAGATGGTTTTAAGTTTTATGCAGTGAAGTACGAGAACGGAGCACAGGTTCCAGCAGAACTAAGTGGACGATGGACAGGTATTAGCTCTGCACTTAATGCAGTAACTGCTCACCTAGAACATAAGAAGCCCACTCCTCGTAAGGCCGTTAACGACAGGTACAAGGCCCGTAAGGCCAAGAAGGAAGAACTTAATGCCACAGAGCCTGATCCAGAGAACGGTTAACACCTTTGTTAAAGGTCTCATCACTGAGGCTTCTGAGCATACGTTCCCTGAGAATGCTTCAGTGGACGAACTTAACTGCGCCTTGGAACGTGATGGTACACGGCGTAGGCGTAAGGCTCTTACATTAGAAGACAACCATGTTCTTTCAGATGTTGTTGTACCTCAAGGTGCTTTAGTACAAACACTGGACTGGTACAACGTATCAGGTCAGCCTAACCTAGAGTTCTTGGTAGTTCAAGTCAACAACATTCTTTACTTCTATGAGAAGTCTACAGACCCCTTGTCAGCTAACAAGTACTCAGGTACAATAGACCTTAACACTTATTCAGCTAATAACAATCTCTCTCCTTCTGAAAACCGTGTTCAAGTTACAGCCCTTAACGGGGCTTTGATTGTTGCATCACCAGCGGTTAATACTTTCTATGTTGAGTTCAATACTACAACTGAAGCATTTACCTCGACAATAATTAACTTTAAAGAAAGAGACTTTGAGTGGCAAGGTTCAGACACTGAGGTTACCAGTGAGTACTTTGAAAACGATAGCTCTCCTTCTGCTGAACGTACATACGATGCTAAGAACGTAGGTTGGGGTCAAGGTGGAGGACCAGCAACCTATACTTTCGCTTTAACCCACGCTTGGTACGCAGGTAAAGATGCTAACGGAGCATTTAACGCAACAGACTGGGAAGAAATTTATTCTGGTTCATCTCTTGCAGCTAACGGTCACTTTGTTTTAGATGTTTTTAATAAAGTACGTTCTGGTTTGGCTACTGAAGTAGAGACAGGTAGGTTTCGTACAGTAGCTGCATACGCAGGTCGTGTATTTTATTCGGGTATTGACTCAGCTAAGAATGGTGGTAAGGTTTACTTCTCCAGACTTACGGAGAGGCTTGCTGACGTAGGTAACTGCTATCAGGTGTATGACCCTACCTCAGAGATCATTAGTGACCTACTGGACACTGACGGTGGTGTGGTAAGTATCCCTGATGCACATAACATTCGTAAGCTCCACGTTATTGGTGCCTCTCTATTGGTGTTTGCTGAGAACGGTGTGTGGGCTGTTGCTGGTGTTGACAACGTGTTCCGTGCCACTGAGTACGCCATCACTCGTATCAGTGACGTAGGCTTAGTAAATGAAAACTCCTTTACAGTAGCAGATGGGTTACCTGTTTGGTGGAGTAAGACAGGGCTACACGCAATTCAACAAGGTGAATCACTAAACGTACCCACTGCTCAAAACTTATCACTATCTACCATACAGACTTTTTGGGACAACATCTCAAACGAGAAGAAAGCTCAGGTCCATGTTGAGTTCGACAAAGTAAACAGCAGAGTGTTCTGGTTTTATCCTGATAACGATGAAACAATAGACTACAAGTACAACAATATCCTTGTTATGGACTTAGCTTTACAGGCTTTCTATCCTTGGAGAGTTGAAGATCAAGATAGTAATACTTCCTACATCATAGGCACCTCTTACTATGCTGGTCTTGGGGCTACCTCTACAGAGACACAAGTTGTTAACGGTTCAGATACTATCGTAAATGGTGCGGATAATGTAGTAGCTACTCTCTACAGAGATTATCTGCAAGGTGACAGTGAGATCAAGGTTCTGGTCCGTGATGGTGCAACAGGTAAGATGACCTTTGCTACATTCCGTGGAGATACTTATCTTGACTGGGGTGAAGCAGACTACAAGAGTTTTGCTGAAGCAGGTTATGACTTCATGGGGGACATGACAACCTTTAAGACTGCACCTTACGTTACAACGTACATGCGAGTTACTGAAGATGGTTATGTTTCAGACGGACTTGGCTACGCATTCACAAACCCATCTAGCTGTTTGATGTCTGTCTCTTGGAACTTAAATAAAGCTAACAGCACACCTCGTGAGATTTACAAACTAAAAGATGTACCTGTTGTAGACCCTGATGATCTAGGCTCAATCTACTACCCAACAGACACAGTAGTCACTAAATCAAAAGTCCGTGGTCGTGGACGTTCAATGAAACTTAGGTTCGAGAGTGCAACAGGTAAAGACTTTCACCTAGTAGGATATGAGGTTCTTGGTGGTAAAAACAACACCTATTAACATAAGAGAAGCAACAGAAGAAGATGCACTAGATTGTCTTATCCTCTTCAAACAATTTCACAAAGAGTCTAAAGTACCTTACTCGTGGGATGCAAAGAAAACACAAACAGTTTTTCTTCAGACACTACCATTGGATAACTTTGTTACTCTAGTTGCTGAACGAGATGGTGACGTAGTTGGTTTTATATGTGCAATGTACTCAGAACCTTTCTTCTCATCTGAAAAAATATCAACTGAAGTAGCATGGTACGTTAACAAAGAACACAGAAATAGTACAGCTGGTTTCAGACTTATGAAAGCATACGAGGAATGGGCTACAGATAACAATGTTAAATATGTGGGCATGACTTACCTAGAAAACATAACTGACCTCTCAGAAATATACGAAAAAAAGGGATACTCAAAAGCTGAGACCCAATACATGAAGGAGTTTTAACATGGCTGTTTTTACTACAATTGGTGCCGCAATTTTAGGTGGTATCGGCGCAACAACTTTAGCGACTACTGCCGCAGCTACAGTAATTGGCGGCATTGTTGTAGCCGGCGCTGTTGCTGGGGTAGCTGGAGCAGTAAAGTCTAGTAAGGCAGCGCAAAGAGCCGCTGAAGCACAAACACGAGCACAAAATCTACAAGCTAAACGTCAACGCCGTGCAGCCATTCGATCCAATATTCTAGCCTCGGCACGGGCAAGGGCTTCTGCACAGGCAGCCGGTACAGCCAAGAGCTCTGGATTGACTGGGGCAGTAGGTGCAGGTCGTTCAGCTCTTGGTTCAGAACTAGGTTTCGGAACACAGATGAGTGGACTCAATACTGAAATTTCAACATTCCAAACGCAAGCTAGAAAATACTCAGATATTTCTAAACTAGGGTTCGGTGTTGCGAAATTGGGTTTTTCTATGGCTGACTTTAGCACACTGGCAAGTCCTTCCGCACCAACTGAAGCATAAGGAAATACAATGAGCAGCATCGTTTCCTTAGAGGAACTCCTAGCAGATGAAGAGGACTTCTCTCAGGTAGAGCAGAAGAAACCTCTTGATCCCACCTCACCACTGGAAAAGCAGGTGGTTGAGGAACAATCCCTTTTGCTTGAAGTAGACCCAGCCGTTATCTCTGAAGCTCGTCTTGCAGAGGACATGACACACGAGGGGTTGGCTAAACAATTTCCTGACTTGAATGTATTCCTTGAGACACTATACGATGCTGGTGTTCCTATTGAAGAGGCTGGTCGTTTAGCACAAGAACATGTAGACCGTAAGCAGGTAGCTGTTTCTCCTCGTGAGTTTATCTTCTCTAGTATCATGATGGTTGATGACGATACAGTTAACCAAGAAACTCTACGGATGTTAACTAACTACGAGTTGATTAACAAACGTATTGCTGAACGTCTTGAGAAGAATGACCCCTCTACTTTTAAGTGGTTGGCTGCTGGTACTCTGAACACTGCCCGTGACTTTACTATCGGTGTGTTTGAGATGCTAATCCGTAAGGACTCTCGTAAGTCTAAAGAGTACGCAGATACTTTGTTCATGGAACCAGAAGAGTTTGATACCTACTGGGAGAATGAACTAAACGATGCAGAGAACAAGGGTCTCTTTAACATTCGTGAGTATGAATCTTTAAGAGATGTTCAAACATTAATTGATAACTTTGGTGTAGACGAGAATGCTGGGTTCAATCAGCTTCTTGCCTTGGCAGACGTAGCCACACTAGGTGTAACTAAAACTGCTACTAGACTAGCCGCAGCTGGTGGACGTAAACTAATTACAGGTTCTGCTGCTACTCGTGAGACTGTAGAGGGAGTTCTAAAGTCTAAGTCAGCATCTGAGGTTATCACAGCCACTAGGGGTGACGTAGCTGGTGCTAAAGCTACAATCATTCAACACAACACAGGTCAGGCTCCTAGCTCTGTATCTGGTAAGGCTGGACCTACAACACTAGACCCTAATCCAAACACGCCAGTCCCTCATTCAGCCACAGTTATTGAAGGCACTAAAGCCTCCATGCTGTTTGATGACATGTCTAAGATTATGCAGTCACCCTTTGCAGGTAAGGCATTCACACTAGAGAGCCTTAACGAAGCTACTGAGAAAGTAGCTACACGCCTGATGAATAGCTCAACCAACGCCTTCGTTAAACTATCTCGCCGCCGTGCAGAGGATTCAGATAACTTTATTTACTCAGCAATCTTGGGTAAGTCAGAGAATGGTGCAGCCTTTACTACTAAGAAAGAGGCACAAGAGGCTGTTAACTTTGACCCACGTTACACTCCAGTACGCCGTAATGCAGATGACCTAGAGCAAGGCTATGGCTTGAAGGAGAACAAACGTGGATGGTATCTTCAGTACGAAGAACGCATTGATACTAGCCGTCTAGCTAAAGAGTTAGAGGATGTAACAGTAGACGAGGGCTTCGTTAAACGTGCAGCTGCCCGTCTGTTCTCAGCTGGTCAGACTACAGTTGGTCCTCGTATAGGGTTTATGATTAACGCAGCTGAAGGTCTTGTTGCTCGTGTAAGTAAGATTGCTGACAAGTCATTTAAAGATATTCGTAGCCTTAGTAAACAGGAATACGAAGAAGTCAACAAGGTTATGACACGTTACCGTGATAGACCTGAGGGTGATGCTCAAGAGAACCTAGCCGCACAACGGGGTGCTCCTAGTTCTAACAAGTTTGCTGCTGACTTTTTCCAAGTTAATGGTAAGTCTCCAACTGAAAAGCAATTGACTGCCTACCGTGCTCTTACTGACTTCAACAATGCAGCTTGGAATGTAAAAGCTACTGAGATTTTAAAGAATGTAACTAATCGTGGTGGTTGGGCAGTCACTATCAATACAGGCTATGACGGTATCGGTGTGATTGCTAAGGCGGCAGACGATGACGTAGTGTACAGTAGACTACAGGGCCGCATTAAAGGTGCCCAGACAGCTGACAGAGTGGTTTACAAACTAGACCAGCCTTACCAAACTCCTGACGGTACAAACTACCAGTATGTCACAGACGTAGTGGATGCTCGTATTCCTCAGAAGTCTGATGTATTAGGTTACAATGTAGGTGGTTCACGAAACAACGAGACCCTTAACTTCTTTGTTGGCTCTGTGTTTGAGCCTACCCTCGCTGGTGGTAAGAAGGCAGCAAAAGGTTTCCGTACCCTGATAGGTTCTTTTAGTGCTAAGGAAGCTGACAAGGCTGCTAAGGAACTAAACAACATCGTAGATGTCCTATCACCTATCTTTAAAGCTACAGGTATTAAACACATTAAAGACTTAGGTATCTCAGGTGATGACCTTACTCGCATCAATGCTGTTATCGTAGCAAATAACTCTTGGAATCCTTCCTCAATTAAGAACTTTGAGGACTTGAAGTTGCTGGCTACTAAGCACGATGAGTCCTTTACAACTAAGTTCGAGGTTAAACGTAGGGACCAGAAGGTTGATGCTGAGATCGTAGATGGTCAAGGCATGTCTGTAGGTGAGTATCAGTCCATGCGGGTGTCCCGTAAACGTGGTGATGCTCCTCTCTTAGAGTACGGTGGTGCTCGTGTAGGCAATCAAGACCCTATTACTAATATCGTAGAACAGTTTGAATCGTCTGCCTACCGTTACACTCATTATAAAGCAACTCAGGCTGCTGTCAATGGCTGGGTTCTAAAAGCTAAGAGATTAGGTAACGTAGAGTTTGATGGTCCTATACCTTCTAACCCAGAAGACTTCATCCGGCTTGCCCGTATCAAGGGAGGGAAGGGGTCTAAGTCAGTAGATGCTGACATGCGTGACCAACAGGACGTAATCAAACGGCGTCTAGGTCTACACGAAAGGGCTGACAAAGAGAATACACTTTACACTATGATGGCTCAGAGCCTGTATGACGAGGGTGTGTTCGGTTTCGGTAAAGGTTTAAAGACTAAACCTGAGGACTGGCTTGGTGGTGCAGCTGGTCGAGCCAGAGCATTTGCTTTCCACCTCAAGATGGGTTTCCTTAACCCTGACCAGATGGTTCTTAACGCTTCACACGTTGCACAGATTATGGCAATCTCACCTAAGGCTGGTGCAAAAGCTACAGCTGCTACCCCTGTCATTGCTCACTTGATGTTGAAGACACCTAAAGCTGCTGCTAAAGACATTGATGCAATGTACTCCAATGGTTTTGCTGGTATGACCAAGCAAGAACTGCTAGATACTGTACGTTACATGCGTGAGTCAGGCCGTGACATTATCGGTACGTCTGTTTTGGAACGTAGTGGTGCTACATTCAACAGCAACCAAACAAAAGCATCTGAACTTTTAGAAATGGGTCTTACACCATTTAAGATTGGTGAACTTTATGGACGTATTGCAGCCACAGCTACAGCTGTTGTTGAACACGGTGCCAAGAAAGTATCGGATGATGTATTTAGTGAGACAGGTTTGCAGTATGTAGCAAATCGTGAACAGGTTCTTACATTCCGTATGACATCTGGACAGAAAGGTGCTTACCAAGAAGGTCCGATCTTGGGTCTAGCTACACAGTGGATGTCGTACACCAACCGTTTCTTGGATAACATCATGCTTGGTCGTGATCTAACCAAAGCAGAACGTGCTCGTATGGTAGCAACTAACACTGTGATGTTTGGAACACGGGGTATGGGTTTCCCTCCACGAGTAACAGCTGCAATGGTAGCTATGGGGATTAATCCAGAGGATCAGAACTCCACAGCTGCCCTGAATGCTGTAAAGTTTGGCCTGTTTGACTGGGTTCTCTCTCAAGGTGTAGGAACAGACGTATCGTTAGGTACACGGATTGCTCCTTTGGGTGGTCTTGTGCAGCAATACACTGAACTATTTGCTGAAGACCCACTCTGGTCTACATTAGGTGGTCCATCTGTGCAGATTGGTACTGAAGGACTGTCATCTCTAAAGAACACTCTTTCTGCATTGCTTGGTGGACACAACCAAGTAGCAGCTGAAGAGTTTACAGTGATGATGCGTAACGTAAAGTCGGTAGACATCTACTCTAAAGTTGTTGAGTTGATTGAAACTGGCGAGTACCGTAGTAAACGCCGTAGTCTTGCAGGTGAGTTTACAGAGGAAGAGGTTGATCTGGGTTTTGTATCCTCTATCATTGCGGGTGCTACCCCAATGAAAGTCCTCAATCACTACGATGCCAAGGATATTTCCTACAAAGAGGATGCTAAGTTCAAGGATGCTCGTAAACGCATTGATACTTGGGCATCTAAAGGTTTGTCCTTGATTGAGACAGGTGATCCTGCTAAAATAAAAGAAGGTAAGGAGCTTTACAATGATGCTCTTAACCTGATAGAAGACGGTGGCTTCTCAATAGAGAACCAAACTAAGTTATACAGAGCTATTGTACGACTAGACACCATGACCGATCTAATTAAACGTGCTCGTGGTCAGTCGGCAGGTTCACAAATTACAGCACAAGCTGCTCAAGGAGAATAAGATGCCCTTTACACTAGACCAAAACGTATCGGGTGCAGCCGCAGCACCTCAACCAGTTCAACAAATCTCGAACACCTCAATTGCTGCTGGTGTCGTGGGTAGTTTGTTGGATGTAGGTGCCTCATTTGCTAGAGCACAGACAGCTGCTCCTAAAGCTACACAGTCAGACAGGGATAGAGTAGCCTTTGGTAGCCTTTTAACAAAAGTAAAACAACGACAAGCTGCTGGAGAAAGTCTTGATGCAATTGCGGAAGACCTTGCTCCTTCTTTTGCTACTTTAGGTTTAAACGATGAAGAAAAGTCTGTCGTAACTAACTTGTTCGGAGAAGATATTTTCTTTGTACCCAAACAAGCCCCATCTTTGGCAGATATTAAGGTTGACCAATTCACTCAGAACTCACCAGCCTTTCAAGCAGGGTATGTTCAGCAAGAAATAGAAAAGGCAAAAGCAAATGGGGAAAGTATCTCCAATGAAGTAGCTGCTCAACGTGCAATAGAAACTTATTCAGCCTTTCAAGTAGCTACTAATGCTGGCACACTCCAAGGTAACATAGACTGGAACACTGGTTACGATCAGAACATTAAAACACTGGATAGCTTTACAGCTACAGTAGGTGCAGCCCTACGAGTTGAACAAGCTGGTGGTAACTTCGATCTTAGAAGCCTTCAGCAAATGCGAGATGCTTTTGTTTTGCTTAAGTCTCAACCAGCCTTCCAGAAACCAGCTGGTCAAGAGGCTCAGGAAAGATGGGAGATCATGAAGGGTCGATTGGATTCAATTGATGCTACCTTTACGGCCTTACAGGATTACGACATGAAGGGGGCAACAGAAGCTGCTACTACTTTCATGGCTCAGATTGCTTTGAAAGACGGAAGTTCTCCTCTAGCTGCACTAGCCTTTAAAGACCCAGCGGTTATGGCTCAAATTGCAGCAAGTGCTACAGCTGATTTAAAGGAAGCCATTGCTTCTGATTACAAACCGGAGACAGTAGACTACAAAGCCTTAAACCCAGACCCAGTTGTTCTTGAGTTGATGGGTGTAGCCCCTAGTGGTGCTGCATTATCTGGTGACGGTACAACACCAACTGTACCCCCACTTGATGTTATCTTCCCTCCAGAAGTAGCCGATGCTTTCACAGAAAGAAATCTGGTAAGACGGGCAAAGAGCATGTCATACCACAGTGGAGTTATCTCTTCCATGCCCAAGTCTGGGCTAACAACTCCTGAGGCAGTTAATGCTTATGCCTCTAGTGTCACATCTTTATCGTATGCCCTCACTCAGAACGAACAACAGTCTACTAGGTACATGGATAGCCTGTTTTCTAATACAAATCTAAACAGCCTTGCCGCCCTTGAGGCAGCTGGTGGAGAGAGTGGACGTATCGCAGCTAACCTGAGAGCACAGATGGGTGCAGCACTGCAACATAACCAAGCCTTAGTGGGCCGTATCGCAGCTGGTAAGACACAGACAATCCCTAACATTGGTATTGACTCTGAGAAGGGTACATTTACTTTACTTGATAGCACTGATCCACAGATGCAAAAGATTGCAGCTGTAGTATCACGTTACTATGGTGGAGATTTTGAGGCTTTATGGAAAGAAGGTGCATCTGCACGGACACTCCTTAAAAATCGTCTGGCTAGTGCTGGTGAGATAGAGTTTGATAGACAATCAATGATTGACTTTGAGGCTGCTACTGAAATCTTAAACAGTTCCTTGTGGAAAGGTATGGCTGCTAAGTATAGCACCGTTGCTGGTATCCCTGCACGATTGAAGTTCTTTAAAGATCAAGCTAAGAAATTAAAGGTAGACATTGGTACTGGTCCTTCAGAGCCTACGTCTGTAACGGAGGAAACAAGTGAAAAAGCTACACCATCAGGCACAAAAGAAAGCCCACTTCTTCCTAAGAATGCGGAGGCCTTTGCTTTGGTTAATGACGGTGAGTACTACATTGATCCTGCTGACGGCTTGCTGTACGTTAAATAAGGAATTAACTAATATGCCTAAAAGTTCATGGAATACTGGTACATTGGTTACTCAAGAAACCTCTGAGGCTAGTCTTACCCCAGAATCAACAACCCAACAAACCTTAGAAGCTGTAGAAGCTAAGGGATACGACACCCTGTATGGTAACTTTGAGTCTAAGAACACCCCTTTCAAAGGTTACTCCGTGTCTCAGCAGACAGTAGGGGATTTAATAAACTTTTCCGAACCATCTGGGGCTTATGGTAGTTACGTTAAGCCACGATTAGGTAAAGATACTGAGGCTTACAAGAAAGGTCTTACTTCTACACCTATGGGTAAGTACCAGATCGTTGGTTCCACCCTTAAGGACTTAGTTAATCGTATGGGTTTACCTAAAGATACTGTCTTTAACAAGGCTACACAGGATTCAATGTTTCTTTTCTTAGCTAAAGAAAACATAGCTAAGGGTAAGACAATTTCTCAGAAGAGAGCTAACTTACGCAGTATCTGGGAAGGTTTTCGGAAGGTAGATGATGCCACCTTAGATGCCCTTATAGCAGAGGTAGGTAACTGATGCCTAAAAGTTCATGGAATACTGGTAAGAGAGTAGTCGAAGACACTTCTAGTGCTGTTGATAGTGCTGTCAAGAGTGCTGTAGAAACAGGTAGTCAGGTAGCAA